ATTCAATAAGTTGGCATCAATTCTTTCTGCTATTTTCTCCTCTGCCATCTCACAAGTAACATATAAAACATTCTTGCCTTGTAGTAAAACACTAGCAGCATAGTGACACATGAATAAAGACTTACCAACACCTGTTCCTGCGAGTGCAATATTTAAAGTTTTATTAGATACACCACCTGCTGTGATCTTGTTGAACATCTCAAGGTCAAACTCTATCTTGTTTTCTTTTCTATGATAGTATTCATATCTTCCTTCTGAATCATCAATATAATCGTGACCTACATGTTGATCAAATCCTACTGCTAGAGCATCCTTCAATATATCTGGTATCGCATCATTACTATGCTTTTCATCTTGACCATCAGCAATTTGTATACTCTTCATCAATGCAAGATATATTGCTCTCTCTTTACACCATGACTCTGTGGTATCTTCTGCCCATGCTCTCTCAGAGGTTGACTCATGCAAAGCATCAATCAAATTTTCAACTAAAGAAAACTCATCTTGTGTAAGGTCATCACGTTTCTCTGCCTCGATATGAAGAACTTCTTTAGTAGGAAGTCCATCATATGCTTTGACATATTCTGCAATTTGTTGAAACACTACACGATCAGTTCTCTCTTCAAAATATTCATCACGAATAAATGGGAGAACCTTACGAGCATATACTTCGTCATGAAGTAAATTACTCAGAATCGTTAGTGGTACTCTCTCCGTTTCCATAACTAAAAGTTTGTTTTGCAACAGTGTCAATTTTTTCTAATACTTCTTGAGTAAAGTATTTCTCAGGATTCTTGTATATCTCAGAGGCATATATTTTCTTACCCTCAACTTCGTAACGAGTTGAGACTTTCTTCCAGATACCACCTTTCTCAGCAAGTTCAAGAAGACCATAGTATTTGTCCAGACCACGCTTGTCATAATATAAACGTGTAGAAATTTGTTCGCTTTCTTTGCTTATACGCGACTTAATAACCTTTGCCTTGATAATGTTTCCGACTCTTTCTGTTCCTTCTTTTTCTTGAGATTTAGATAGGTATATGATAGTAGTGGCAGCATACTTGAGACCGCTACCACCGCCCATCTCCTTTGTGGGCATGTAAGATCCGATAACATCATAGGTGTGGTTCAAAACAATTAGTGGGACTTTGGCAATACTGAGTTTCTGTGTTAGAACTCTGAATGCACCTTTTACAAGTTGTGCCTTAGACATGTCACGAACTGACTTACCATCCGCTATATCTTTGGTTTCTTTTTCCGTAGAAAGATTTCCTAAAGAATCAAGAACCATGAGCATTGGTTGTCGTTTTTCTTCTTCCTGACTATTATACTTGTCTAGTATTTTATATGCAACATTTCTGAAGTCTTCTACAGTCAAGCAGTCGATTGTTAGAAACTGTTTTCCTGTGGGATCCATTCCCCTCTTCTCTAGTAATTCTTTTGTTATAGCACCCTCTGTGTCAAAATATACAACTCCTCCTTTAGGATTTTCTTTCATAAAATTATTACAGATAGAAAGGGCAAAAAAAGTTTTACCCGTTGCTTCTGCTCCTGCAATAGCAGTAATTTTATTGTCAGATACACCTCCAAAGATGGATGTGCTACAGAGTGCATTGAAGATATAGGAACCAGTATCTAGAAATGAATGTGATTCTTCCAGATTCTTGGACAACTTTGCGGTGTCCTTTCCTATATCTTTGATTACATCATCAAAAAAATTCATCAAATTACCATTCCATAGGTTTCTCGCAGGATCTTTTTGTAAGGACCACCGGGATGTGCATCCCTAGTTTCCTTTACTAACTTCAATTTTTCATATAGGGATGAATCCCCACCAAGTGTCAACGCTTTGACAATAGTTTCTAGTTCTTTGTCGTTAATTGGTAAATCCAAAATAAAATGTCCTGATTTTAAAAGTATAGCACTAAATGAAGAAAGATTCAAGTGTTGCAGTTTTTTCAAGTGACCACCCAATAGCATCCAGTATCGCCCGAACAGGTTCGATAAAAGATTTATTGAATTGTAAATCGTAATCGATATATTTTTGTAATCCTAACTCAGTGGGAAATTGATTGATAAACGAAATAACATTTTCATGAATCGGATTAGGTTTCTTGAGGTAAACAAACTTTATTTTTTCGCCATTGTTTATCATATTATACTTATTATCTAGTTTATTTTTCTTTATATGATGATTGAAAAGTAAAGATCCTCTAGAGTGAATAGGAGTTCCTTTGGTGTATATGCCACTTGAACTTTGATACTTCGTTACATTAGAAACCGATCTAGGAAATGCAATCTCCTCTGCAGGCAACTTCTTGAAGTCTACTCTTGCTTTTTCTACAAAGTCTATAATATCTTGTTCGGTCTGTGTTAGTATAACTTTCAATGCATCTCTAATAAGAGTTCTACATGGTGCAGGTGTAGATGATTTGACTGCTTCAATACCCATCATCTTGAGTTTTGGTTCTGCAAATCTTACACCTTCTATATCCCATGCATTCAAAATATATCTTTTCTTTGCTGTCCATATACCTCTCTCTGCTATTGTCTCACGCTTCATAAACATCTTCTGTTCGTAAGCATTTACATACGTGGCCAACGCTTCGTAAGAACTCGAAATATACTTTTCAAGTTCCACATCACAGATCTTATCAAGGAACGAGACAATGCCTTCAGTAATTTTTTCTCTCCCTTTGTATACAGTTTCGACCAGAGGACCCATATGCAAATAGATAGAGTCAGTATCACTAGCAATGACATAATCAACCTCCTTAGTTTTTAGTATTTTATTAATGTAGATGTTCATTTTGTTCTCTATCCAACGAATAGAGAACTGACCACCCAATGTGATTGCTTCAGCACATGCTAATTTGTAATAACGAAAGTAATTATTACCAATAGCACCATAAGCAGAGTTGAGTTGAATTTTTTTTGCCATCTGTATATTATTACAACGAGCAATCTCTTTTTCCAATTCCTTGGTAGGAGACTTCTCATACTCTTGCTTTGCCTTGAGCATTTTCTTTTTGAAGACGACTCTTTCACTGTATATTTTGTCCATTATTTTGGGTAAAAAACCCCTCTTTTTAGTGGTAAATACAGCACCATTTGGGCATACAGTGACGTCTTTGAGACCAGATAGGTCTACTTCTTCGTTCAATAACTTATCTACACTTACACCACGATATCTTTCATCCAATAAAGTCTCTGGTGAAATATTATATTGCATTATAAGATGAGGATATAGACTGTTCAAATCAAAAGACACAACCCAATCATACACACCCGGTTTTGGTTCCTTTACATATGCACCTGCATACCTATCTGCTTTATCTTCATCCTGTTTTGGTGGTATAACAATGTTCTTTTTCTTCAAGTCGTTGTAGATAATCATATCCCACATACGAACCTGATAGAATACGTCATTGAAGTTTACTTTAGCATCAAATGCCATGGTCACAGCAAGTTCAATCAACTTCATCTTCTCTTCAAGAGCGTCAACAAGTTTTACGTCAATGATGTTATATTCTACAAACTTCTGCCATCCATTTGTATAGAAATCTTTGAAGGTATCATGCTCTGAGTGGTCTAGTTTCTTCTGTCCAAGTTCTACAGATGCAATGTAGTCCAATCTGTATGATTCTTGTGCCTTATATGTGAACTTCTTGTACAGATCAAGGTAGTCTAGGACAGTAATGCCTGCAATATCATACTGTATGTGCCCTCTACCCTGTATAAAAATCTCTTCATGAGTCACTAAACCCCATGGAGATAGTTGTTTTGATGCTTTCTCACCTAGAATACGAGTGATTCTCTTTGCAAGATATGGTATATCGTATAATGTACAGTTCCATCCTGTAATAATCTCTGGTGTGTTCTGTTGCCAGTATGCAAGAAATCTTTGTAGCATGTCATACTCATCTACACACCTGATATATGTTACATTTTCATTTTTATTGTCAAAAGGACCAACACCAAAGGTAAGTATCTTCTTTGATGAGAAATCAAGTAATGATATGAGCAACATCTCTTCATCACATTTCTGTACGGAAGGGAATCCATTCTCAGACTTCACCTCGATATCAATCGTGACGAGTTTCATGTTGTTGAGATCAAACTTTATCTCATTCTCTGGATACTTATCTGAAATATACTGGTAAATGTATCTACGGTTGCCATAGATAGGAAACTTTTCTATATTTTCATGCGACCTTATAAATTCTCTACAATCTCTTACGTTTCCCGGTTTTACTTCACCAACATACTTCCCATCCAATGTTCTATACTTTGTTTTCTTCTTACTGGGGACAAACAAAGTGGGTTGAAAATCATCTCGTAGTGTAAATGACCTGCCATTCTCATACCCACGAACCAGAAAGTCGTTACCGACCATCTGAACGTTGGTGTAATATCTCATTTTACAGTGATGCTAGGTTTTGCTGTAAGTGTCTGATACTTATCAAGTTGATCCTTATCAGGTTGTACCATTGTTAGTATACTATCAGAGTGTATCATTAATTCTTTCTGTGTTGTAAAACTAGGCCACGATGTCAAGAAATTTTCACCATTTTCTTGCTTCAATTCGTATGGTTCTATCAATTTACAATCTGGTTCTCCTAATTCTGTACTAACTTCTTCTATTCGAGCAATAAGAACTAATTGATTCTTCAATAATAATATTTGTATCATGTCAAAGATAGGTTTCTTGAATTTAATTGTAGCATAGCATCCCTTATTTTGTCAATGTAACCACTATTTCTCAATTCTTTGAAAACTAGGTTCTCAAATCCATACTCTCCATAAGAATCTAGTGATGCCTGCCTTGCTGCCTTTAGTTTTTTCATTATAGCACGTAATCCTACACCATTATCACTATCAATCAACCTTTCTATCTTACTTTTGATATTATTTGTCTTCTTTTCTAGTTCTCTTTCGTCTAATTCACCATCAAACTTCTGTGGTTCTTGTATAAACCTGTTTTTTAGTAGACTATAGACACCCTGACTCTTTTTTCTAGTGATTCCGGGTCTCTCAATGTATGGTTCTGCCTGCACACCATAAATTTTGACATCATGAGTCAATTCCCACAAAGTTTTTTTGTCCATATAGTAGTCATCTAACAATTCTGGGTCACAATCAGGCACATACTTAGGATCTACCACTAAATGCACGTCAATATCAGAATATTTTGTATAATTATATCCTGCATTGCCTCCTAGCATTAAAATATCTACAATCCCTGCCTCTGGTATCTCTGCATAGTCTGCAAATGCCTTTCCAAAGTCCATTAATTTCTCTCTGACTATGGATTTTAGACCAGATGGACCCCAAAATACTGGATTTAATTTATCTCTAAACTTCAAAGTCAGATCCTCGTTCAATCGACGAAGATCTGACGCTGAAATGTGTTTTCTTACCCTATTGAACACAACCTAATTGCCTTTTTAGGTATTTAGAGCCACTCCTTACGCTGTCTGTGCTCTGGAATGATTCTTTCTATATCAACAAGGAGTAATCCATCCTCAAAAATTACATTTTTTACTACCAAATCATCTGGTACTGCCCATGATCTAGTGAAAGATCTTTGTGCAAGACCCCGATGCATGTAATCAGTGCCCTCTTTCTCAATTTTCTTTCCTTCGATGATAAGTTTACCCTCCTGTGTGTAAACTTTTAGTTCATCTTTTTTGAACCCTGCTAGTGCTACCTCTAATTTATACTCATGGTTTGATACCTTTATAGTATTATAAGGTGGGTAGTTAGAATTTTTAAAATGTGAATCGAAATCGCTGATCCAATCGTCAAATCCGATCATGTTTCGTCTTATTTTATTGAGATATTCTTGTGTATCTCCAACTGTCAACGTGATTCCGTTGTCAAACATAGTGACCTCTTTAGCGTCTGTGAATAATGTCCCCGAAGGCGACAATACTAATTATACACGATGCTATTTTTTAAGGGTACGGTTATTTGGGTTCGGTTGTTTTTCTCTTACCGATATTGTATTTTGTTTCTAACTTCCAATCTGCTTTTTCTCTGAATGAAATTACCTTTATCTGATTTAATGGTGCTATATCTTCAACTAAATCTGATGATATTACATTGACCAATCCCCAATCTGATAGAAGTTGCACAATTCTGTTTCTTCTTTGAAAGTCATTCACGCTTAGATTTGCCTTTTTACCATCTAAAGCAAAAAGTTCCTTGAAGTGAACTATAAAATACTTACCTTGTTTATGTAATATGTGACAACTCTGGTATATTTTCTTTTCTTTTCTGGATGCTACTCCTATTCTTGTCAGGGTTTCCCTTACTTTCAAAAAATCATCAGGTTCCGCTAGTGCAACCTCAATCATTTTACTAGGTGACCAATCGTATATTGGTTCAATCACCACACTCATCTCAATCCTCCAGTGTCAAGTTTTTTTCTAATGAATTTCAACTGATCTTCGGTAAGTAAGGAGAGGACTTGCTTTGCCTTTTCATCACTATAACGATAATATTTCTTGATTAGTTCAAGATTGTCCAATTCTTCCTTCTTAATCCAAGGAGAGAATCTTTTCCGCGATCGTAAAATATTTAGTAAAAAGTCGTACTGTAGTCTCTTATCTAAAGAATTGTATATATTCATCTCATTAGCATATAGCACAGCATCCATGTGACCTGCCATACATCTATTCACTATGAATGCAGGATACATTGAGTCAGTAACCTCTGGATCCTCAAACAAATTATTCTTTTTGTAGTTGATTGAGTTCAACCAATCCTTCAGTTCGGGTTTCATCTACCTTCCTTTGACTTGTTCCTTATTGTAACATGATTATCTTCAATAGCAATTTCTAGAAAATCAAAATGTGTCCACCCAAGTTCTTCATAGCACTCGTTTAATTTCTTCATATCATCCCACAAATCAGTAGGAGTGGGTTCTCCCCAAAATGGATTTTCTTCTTCTGGATTCATGTCAATCCTGATGAGTTGAGTTTGTCATAGTTATAGCATCCTTCAAATGAGAATTTTATTTTTGGTTCTTTGTTGTAGTTGAAAAGTAATAATTCTTTTCTTTCTTTTTGCTTAGACATATAATCACCAACAGATCTCATAGTATATGTATGAGCATATTCAGATACTGACCAATTACTAAACCTGTCTTTAATAAGTTGTGATGAGTTATATGATATGAGCATCTTAGCAGTTCTTTGATCACATTTCTCTGCAAACTTGTCATGATCAAAACTCTCATGCATGTTACCTTTCTTACCATATAA